TTCCGCAAATTTCTCAATAGCAGGGGATTGCGCGGGGTTACCCGGCGTAAACCTTATACGAACAACAGAACCAAGTTCCAGTCCAAGTATTTCATTTTGATCATCTGTAGTTAGATCATTTAGAATAACGTCGACAGACTCAAACCTAAACTCAGGATTAGAATAAATCCTAGAATAGTATTGAGCAAGCTCCAGCGCAGCCGCGTCCGTTTCCATTAGTAGGTTGGATTGAGATAGCGATAAGTTACCGTAGATACCTTGCGACAAACTATCGCCCGCGGTCGATGTGTTTCCTGTTATTTTAGTAGTAATTTCTATGTCGTTATAAAGAAGCTCAGATCCGTAAACCACCTTCATTCCCTGATAAGGAATACCTGTATCGTCGTCAGATAAAGTGACCCCGCCAGATGTAGGTGCCACGCCGCGATCTGCAAATCTAACTTTGCCGGCCTTTGTTATAAAAAGTGAACCCGGCTCGGAAGCTTCTATGTTTTGTAGGTAGCCCAATACGTTTGTACCTTCGCTAACTGCATCTGCACCTAGAGTCTGACGACCTGTATCTATCTGCCTAGACTCTAAGGCCCAGTTAATTTCTGGGCGGCTTAGAATAGCGTTGACGCGATCCCCCGTTAGCTGAGCCGAATTAGTAAACCCTTGTAGCTCTTGACTAGCTAAAGTTCTCAAACCGTCCGAGCATACCGCTTCTGATAAGTTATCGCCGCTAGGTTCATAAGTTAGGTTCCAATCGTCGATACTTCCAAAGTACTGAACGGCCCCGCCAGAAGTTATTCTTATTTCACGCCGAGGAATAATCTGATTATAGTATGGTGAAGCTTCGTATTCGGGATCAAATCTTCTTGAGTTATTATTAAAAGTTACGGTTGCTTGACCTGTGTTATATCTATCTAGCTGCCTTGACTTACCGCGGCGAATTGAAAAATTTGTTACAAATTCCGTCACGTCTAAGAAAATCGTACCGCCAAGAACAAAGTTAGTATTGTCTAGCGCCCCAGCGGTTAAATCGTCTAGCCTAAAATAAGGCCCTACATTATTACTAACAAGATCAAATCCTAATTGAACCGTTTGTGTCGGCTTAGCCATTAGGCTCCTGCAAAGACTGGGCCGTTAGATCTTTCAAACTTCTTTATTTCGTCCACGATTACCTGCCCGATACGCTGACCGTCTGCCCCTAGTCCTGCGTTTACCGTTACGTTGAAGTTATTGCTACTAACTTTTTTCTGCCCGTTACTGCTTGAGAATGAAGGCGTTGACATAGCGTTAGAAGATACAGAATCAAAAGCCGAATCCGTGGCGAACTTTACTTTAGTCGCCATGTTTAGCGACGCGCCCACCGCTAGATCCGTGGATCCTTCTATACCCTGCTCAAGTCCTGCGGCAAGATCCCCGCCAATTTCTGCGAATAACTTAGAAGGTGACTCGATACCGAAGAAGCCCTTCACCGCGTTTGTAATTGAGCTGCCGATACTACTTGCAATGTTGCTAGCAATCTGCGGAAGGTTTTCGTAGATACCCTTAGCAAGTCCCTTTAGAAGATCAAATCCTGCGGCTATCATTTGCGGCATGGCGCTAATTAGCGCACCCGTTATTTCTGGTATAAGCTCGATAATCGCGGTTAGTATTTCGGGGGTCGCGTCTATAAGTGCGGTTACTAGGGCTAGAAATAAGTCGATACCCGCAACGATTAGATCGGGGATCATGCCTACAACCGCGGCGGTTATTTCTGGAAGTAACGTAACGATCGCGACTAACAGCTCTGGAAGAATGTCAACAACTGCGGTAACTAAGCCCATAAATAATTCAATAGCGGCTTTCAGTAATTCTGGAAGCATACCGATTATTGTGACTAGAATTTCAGGCAACGCCGCAATAATTGCCGATAGCAAAATAGGGATCGTTTCAATAAGCGCCGTTAGTAATCCGTTGAATAGCTCAAGCGCCGAAGTAATAAATTCGGGAAGCATACCTAGGATTGTTTCTATTAGCTGCGGAAGAAGCTCAATTACCGCCGTTATTAGATCGGGGATAATCGTTTGTATTGCTTCTATAAGCGCGGTGAAAATGTTTAGGGCGGCGGTTAGTACTTCGGGGATAAAGGTTAGAAGCTGCGCAATAATTACGGGAAGCATCGCCGCGAGCGCCGCTAGGATCCCCGGGATAGTGTCCGCGATCGCTTCGATTATCATAGGCAAAGCCCTAGATAGAATCCTCACTAATTCTGTAGAAATGTCAATGAACTGCTCAACGATCATTGGGATAAACTCATTAGCGATAAAAGCAATTATTAGCGGCAGGACTTTTACAAAGCCGTCTAGGATCCCGGGCAAAGCATCTAGCATTTTATGCGTTAGCTCTGACCTGAACTTTAGGAACCCCATAAGCGCGTCCTGTAAGCCCTGACCTGTAAAGAAGGTTTTGAACTTATCGGCTACGACCTGCACTTGATCCTGTAGCGCCTGACCGAATCCGTTTTGTACTACCTGATCGGAAAATAGCTTGAAGCTTGCTGCGGCATTATCAAAAGCGGGCTTTACCTTATTCTGCATAAAGTCGCTTATAGCGGGCAAGAAGCTATCTATCAGCGGGGCCATAGCTCCCGCGATGTTTCCTAGGGCAGGGGTTAGGGCGGAACCGATTTCTATCCCTAAATCAGTTACTACTGACTTTAGTATTCCAAACTGAGCCGTTGCCGTTTCGAGTTGCTTAGCCGCTACTTCAGCGGTAGTACCACCCGCGTCCATTAGGGCTTCTTCAAATTCGCGCAAAGCTTCGGATTGACCGAGCAGGGCTGAGATACCTTCTTTAGTCTGCTTGCCAAATCCAAGCTGACTTAGTGCCGCCTGTTGCGACTCAGTAGACATACCTTCTAGGCCATTTTCAAGATCGCCAACAATGTCGGCCATGTTTCTCATGTCGCCGTCAGCGTCAAAGACAGCGACCCCTAAAGCCTTAAAAGCTTCTGGTGATTTTTGGGATTGTGTTACTAAGCCGTCAAGAGTATTTGTTAGTAGAGTTCCAGCACGTTCGCCCTTAATACCTTGACCCGCGAATACCGTAAGGGCCGCCGCACCTTCCTCGACTGATTTGCCTAAGTCTGTAAGTGCCTTAGCAGCCTTACTAGTCATAGCCGAACCCAGTTGCTCTACTGAGGTGTTACCAAGAGTCGCAGCTTTAACAAATACGTCTGTAACCCTAGTTAGGTTTTCAAGGTTTTGCGCAGCGTCGTCGCTCGTTAGGCCTAGCGCAGCTTGTGCGTCTGTAACGATGTCGGTAGCCGTAGCCATGTCGAACATACCAGCTTGAGCAAACGCGGCGACTTGTGGCAGCGCGGCGATTGACTCGGTTGCATCTAAACCAGCTGATGCTAAAAAGTAAAAAGACTCAGCGGCTTCGTCCGCGCTGAATGTCGTTGTCTTTGCTACTAGCCTAGCGGCGTCGCTCATTTCGTTTTGAAGTGAGTCAGAAACGTCGCCCATAATCGCTAGAGATTGTTGAAGCTTTGAATCAAAGTCCGCAAACGCCTTAATAGATACGACGGCAATTCCAGCGACCGCGACAGTAGCAGCAGCGGCTATCGCTCCGGCCGCTTTACCGAAATTCTTAAGTGAGCTTTCGGCTTCGTTGATACCGCGGTTATCAAACTTAGTCAGGATCGGCAGATTTATAGACATTACTTAATCAGATCCTTATTTATTTTGTTCGTTACTTGCTTCACAGACAAGATTGCAAGCTTTACAAACTCGGGCCTAGTCTTGCGGAACTTATCAAACGCAAAGCGACCGCCGCGCTTGATCATGGGGTATCTACGGTTTAGGGATTGGATTAGGCTTCTGCCCTGCGGCGTGAAACCGCCTGAGCGCATACCCGCCATTTCTGCTATGTAAACGCCGCGCTTGCCTTTAGCGGCTGTAACTCTAATACTCAAAAGGTGATTGCCGCTTTTACGCGATCGTCCCGGGGTTAGGTTTACCGTTCCCCTAGCCTTAGACCAACCAGTATCGCCGTTATTTCCAAAGCCTGATAAGGCCGGCTCGGAAGGAACTTCGGCGGCGATCTTTGCGGCGTATGGGCCTACCGTTAGCTTTAGGGTTGCGCGTAGATTTTTTATAACGTTTTCGTCGGCTTCTTTTAGGATCTTTAGTCCTGCGTTTAGCGACTTAGTATCAACCGACGGTACTAACATAAATCGCTCCTTACCGCCTAGTTTACTATCTACGCTGTTGCTTCTGATTTCTGGCTTCTAGGTAGCGTCCCATAGTCCACAACATGCGCGGCTCTAAAGCCATTAGATCGTTAGGGCTTATACCGGTTTCGCAAGCGATCCATGAAAGTCGCCAATGAAGGCTGTCGTCACCTAGCCCCTTTATTTTTTTACGTCTTGAGCTTCAATACTCGAAACGCCTTCTAGCCACTTTGTAAAATCGTCCTTAGTTGCGCCCGTACGCTTTTCAGCGTGCCAAGCTAAGAAGAACAGGTGCGTCAGTTTTACATTTTGTTGAAGCTTAGCGATGCTAAGATCAAACTTTTCTTCAAATGCAACTATGTCCGACGCACCTGCGCTTATGTTTTTTCTTGTTTCGTCTAGGTAGACAATTAGTAAGTTGATGTTCAATTTTTTCTCCTTATGCTATGGTGCGGACTACGGCACCGGTCACAGGCCATGAAACTGACAGCGTTGCTAGATCGCCGATGCTAGAAGCAAATGGGCTGTACGCCGTTACCAAGCATGAAAATGTGTAGGTTGGATTTGTTGCGCTAACAGCTTCACCAGTGGGGCTTATGGTAATAGGTACAACTGTTCCGAGTAGCGGAAACAAAGTCGCGTCTATTGAGTCCGCGCCGAAGTCTTGATGAAAGTCAAGGCTAACTGAGCCGTCCTGTAGTCCGCCGATGCGGGTTTTGTTTGAACTTCCAAAGGCGGTTGTTTCTTGTTCGTCAATGGAAATGTCTAGAGTAACGGCAGCTAGGCTTGCGCTTAGGTCGTCGCCGTCAATTGTAATGGTGTAGTCTGTTGCCACAAATTTGGCCACGATTTTCTCCTTAGTTTGCGTAAACCGTCACAGCAAAGTCTGCCGCTAAGTATGTTGCGTCACTTAATAATACCGTACCTATGTTTGTCATGTCTGTGACACGAACGTCAAAGGCTGTACCGTTAAGAGATTTGTCCGACTGGATCGCTAGTTTTATTGACTTACTTCCAGAAGAAGATGCGTAAGCGTCTAGGTTTTTCTGCGCGTTACGTTCGTCTACCCGTCCGACGATTACAGAAACTAAAAAGTTGTATGTAGTTAGTCCCTGCTTGAAAGCGCCGTCATAGTTTACCGACTGTAATTGAATAACAGCCTGTGGCGGGTTAGGGTTATCGGGAATTTCTGCCGAAGTTCTAAGCCCTGAGATTGTCGCAACGTTTGCCGCGAGCGCCGTTTTTATCGCTGTGATACTCAAGCGTAACGAATCTTCTTGAAGGGCATGATCATGGCTTCTACGTCTGGATCGAGTCGACCTACTCTAATAACGCCGATGTCGCCAAAGCCTGCAAC